TTTGAATCAACCTAGCTGAGGGTGCGTATGACGTCAAAAGACGTACTGCACCGCAGGCTAGGGCACGTTATAATACTAAAGTGGATGAGAAAGTCCACCCTAGACGTAGCACCTTCCGACGAGGGAGCTCTGCCCAGTCTAGTGACCACTTCTACGAGGATTAACACTCCTCGAGGATGTGAAACATTAAAATTACAAACTATGAAAAACATAATTTATAACCTTAACGTTCCACGTGGCCTAAGAAGAGGTTCGTGAATGAGAGATCAAGATTTTGACCTCTGATTCGCGATTCTTCTTTGAGTGACTGGTACCAAAGAGCACAGAAGTATTCTCAAAATCCTTCTAAAAAGGATTAGAGGTATGTATCTACTCCAAGGGAAGAGGAGAAACCTTAAACAGGTTTACCTTTACCTAAAAGAGTGTTACACTATCTGTGTGTCCGTCAGAGTAGGTTCTCAGTACGAGCCCAAAGTTGGGGTCCGTGTTGGGAAAGGTAGTGGTTTACCACTACTGATACCCCGCCGTCTTCATAAAATGATGATGGCGGAACGACGGATGTATATTGCTGTCATGACCTTATTAGGCGTTCACAGAATTCTTCCTTGATGACCGCCGGTGGACTATAGTACCGTTACCGAAAAATTCGGGGGCACCTATCGTACATTGGCCGTCGAGGCACTAAGTGTCTCTAAGGGGAGATTGTGTGAATTAGCAGGTGTGAAGAGTGATATTGTCTTTGATAGATTAAGGGCCGTTACTCTCCTCCCGGAGAGTGCGGGGCCTAATCATCCCATCGCTTGAAAGGGTGTGTTAGAGGATGCTTTTGCGATTTATAATCGTCCAAAGTATTTCTACCATCTCGCCAAGTGATATGGTTTGACGGGGTCGTACTTGCATCTTTTCTCTTTGGCATCTCTGTTTCCGTTCTGACTTGCCTACCGCTTCTCTCTTGTAGCACGGATATATTATTTCCGTACTAGAGTAGCAGGTTATAAGTGAGTACCAATCATTCTCAATTTCTTGGACGGAGCCTTACGGCTCTGACGGAAGCGTTTATTGATAGATTATCAATATCGCCAACGTCATCCTTGATTTTGAAGTAATGAGGGTGCAAGCTTATTCGATATTAAGATCGTTGATTGACTAATTAAGTTAGTCTCTCTTCGACCTAAAAATATCTCTGCCGATCTAGTTATGGCATATTATTCCATTGCTACAAAAGGGCGGCCTGGGTTGTCTAGGGTTACCGCAGTATATAATACTGCTGGTAAAGCCCGAGTAATTGGTATAACTAATTACTGGGTTCAGATAGCACTTTACCCACTTCATAGGGAAATCTTCAAATTTCTTGAAGGGTTACCTACGGATGGAACCTATGATCAACTAAAGCCTATAAAGGCTTTAGAAGATAATAATCAAACTTACTACTCTTATGACTTGTCAGCAGCGACCG